CTGCCAATGATGAGCCTTACAACAAGTTAAATCCTTTTGACATTCGTAATGCCAAGGGTATTTTTTCTAAGGCTGAATATGCGGTTATGAACGCCCAAGCCGTTAGATTGCTTGGCAGACCAGTTGCAAACGAAATTACAAACAATCAGTTTATCTAGTATAATTTTTTGAAGCATGGATAGATACGAAGTCATGAGCGTATCGAAAAGAGAGCCTCCCCTCCTTCCATTGTTTCTTTTTGTTAGTGGGTGGACAGAGCGAGGAATATTATGCTATTACAGCCAAAGAATTGGGCAGTCTTTCAACATTACAAAGACAGATGCCCTCCGTGGATAAAACTACATCGTGACCTGTTAAACGATAGGTCTTATATGCGCTTGCCTATTGCTAGCAAGGCACTAGCACCTATGCTCTGGTTGCTTGCAAGTGAATCAAAAGATGGTGTTTTTGATGGCTCACTAGATGAGCTAGTCTTTCGTCTGCACATTACCGAGAAAGATTACCAAGCTGGTGTTAAACCATTGATTGATAATAACTTTTTTACTGTTGTTAGCGGAGTGCTAGCAGAACGCTTGCAGACTGCTATTCCAGAGACAGAGAGAGAGACAGAGACAGAGACAAAGAAAGAGAAGAAGACACTCGGCAAACGCCTCGCTTCTGATTTTAGTTTTCCAAAAGAATGGGAAGAATTCTGTCAAACAGAACGCCCAGAACTTAGTCCTGTTAAAACCTTTGACCAGTTTAAGGATTACTGGATAGCCCAAGCAGGCCAGAAGGGTGTGAAGTTGGATTGGTTTGCTACTTGGCGTAATTGGGTGAGAAGCACTAACGCACCGAAACAAAACCCTGCCGACATTGTGAGGCTCACAGTTTCGAGCAAAAATGAGCCTGACCCTGCGTTAGAAAAGATTAAAGCAGATGCCAAAACAACTCGCCCACCAACACCAGAAGAACTTGCAATATTTAATTCAATTAGGAGAAAAGCATGAGTAACCCATACGAAATAACAGAGCCAACTTGCATTAGTTTTTCTGGCGGTAGAACTTCTGCTTTTATGCTTTACAAGGTTTTAGAGGCTCACGACATGAGCCTGCCAAGTGATGCCATTGTTTGCTTTGCAAATACTGGAAAAGAAGATGAAGCAACTTTAAAGTTTGTCCATGATATTGAAACCAAATGGAATGTTCCTATTCATTGGATTGAGTACCGCAACGATGAAGTAGGTTTTGCTAGGGTTGACTACAAAACCGCCAGCAGAAATGGTGAGCCGTTTGAAGAACTTATCCATAAAGTTCAATTTTTACCAAACTCAGGAATGAGGATATGCACAACACATTTAAAAATTAGACCATTTCGGAAATATTTAGATTCAATTGGTATTGACAGGCCAAATCAATTTGTTGGAATTAGGGCAGACGAAATGCGAAGGGTAGTCAAGATTCGTTCTAATCCACAAGCAGAGGGGATGGAAAGGTCTTTACCACTTGCGACTGATGGGATTACTGTTCAAGATGTTAACGACTTTTGGAATAGTCAAGAGTTCAACCTCGAATTAACAACATTCAATGGAAGAACATTGGCTGGAAACTGTGACCTTTGTTATTTAAAACCAGCGTCCCAAATACTTAGTTTAATTAAAGAGAAACCTGAGCGTGCTGTTTGGTGGGCAAAGATGGAGAGCTTAGATTTGGAAAAACAAGTCAACGGCAATAAACAGTTTTCAAAAGACAGACCATCTTATGCCCAGATGCTTAAATTTTCCAAAGACCAAGGCGATATGTTTGACCCTGACGAAGAAGCTATTTCTTGTTTCTGTGGGGATTAAATGAATTACTTTAAATGGCCTATAAATGACTCCAACAGAATTGGAACACTTCAAGAACTGCGAAGCACAGGAGTGGTTGAGGCGGTACATGAAAAAGAAATCGATGATTGGCTCAAGCAAAGCGTTGCTCTGGTGGCAGGGTGTGTGCGTGGACTTGGAACGAATCAGAGGAAAGTCAGATACTTTGCTTTTGAGGGACAGAATGACGAGGCTACGAAATGAGGAGAGCAGCAAGAGTTGATGCAAATCAAGAGCAGATTGTTTCAGCCCTACGAGGTGCTGGCGCATACGTCTGGATTATTGGTTTACCTGTGGATTTGCTTGTGGGATTTAAAAACCATACTTTCCTTGTAGAGATTAAAACGGACTCTAAAAAGCGTTTAACGAAGCTACAAGCCGACTTTTTCGAGAATTGGTCTGGTAGTACCTTGGCAAGAATAGATTGCCCAGAAGCGGCTCTACGAATGATTGGAGTAGTCAAGTGAAAGCACCTTACAAAGCCATTGAATACATCATTGAAAATTCATGCAAATATGCGGAAGCTAAAGCGCAAAGAATCTACCTTGAGGAGTTTCGCAAAACCAAGAAGGCTCTACTGATGAAGGATGCGTTAGCTAGAGGGATAGATTCTGCGGTTGCCCAAGAGCGTGAAGCCTACGCCCACATTGAGTATGCTGATTTGCTCAAGGGGTTAATGATTGCCATTGAGAAGGAAGAAACTTTAAAGTGGATGCTGACTGCTGCCCAGATGAAGGCAGATATATGGCGGTCTGAGCAAGCAAGTGAGCGTCTTGGCGTAAAAACCACAGAGTAGGTATAAACACCTAGTAGATATTGTGTTTAGTTTGCTATACTTACGTCAGCCCAAGCAATTCGCAAGGGTACTTTTAAGGACTACAAAATGAAATACGAATTTGACACAACAACTGGTGAAGGCTCTGTAATCGTTACTGTCGTTATGGAATACGAGCGTGACGAAGAAGGCACTTACAACGAGAACATTGATGAGGTCTGGTTTGAAGGACGCAATGTCATGGGAATCTTTACTGATGCTCAGTTCAAAGAATTAGAGATAGAAGGCACAATGAGATTGTCTAGCCACTTACTTGCAGAAGCTGACCATGCCAAGATTATTGCTTACGAACATGAGTAAGTTGTGGGAGTTAATTCTTGTAGGGCTGACTGCTATCTGGGCAGCAGTCCTTGTTTTACTAAGGTTTTGGTATGACTGAACTAAGTTTATTTGAAAAAGCAATGGGCTGGCGCAAACGTCAAATGGTTACAAGCCAAGTGGATAGAAACGAAATAATCGAAAAGATACGGAATGATACTCTTGAGGAAATAGCTCAAGAATTTGACAAGATGAAATCATTTGGTGATACATCTCAGAGTTTTGCTACTTTTGTGCGGAATAAGAAAGTCTGTCCTCCGTGTCATGGAAACTGTAACGAAGGCAGAAACTGCCCTGCACGATGAACAACAGACCAAACAATAGGGAACGGCTACACTTGGCAAAGATTAAAGAAATGCCTTGTGGGGTCTGCAATGCTTCTGGCCCTAGTGATGCACACCATATTGTTCAACATAATCAATACTTATGTATTCCTTTGTGCAAAGACTGCCATCAGGGTAGCTTTAACGGCATACATGGACAGGCTAGGATATGGAAGGTAGAGAAGTTAGACGAGATGGACGTTTTAAATCTAACCCTTGCAAAACTTTTTAATTAGCGCACAATGGACGCACTCAGTTGCCATTGAGACTTAGAGGGACTTGTTCCCTCTTTTTTTTTATGAGATAATAAATAAACTCCATAGGGATAACCATGTCTGGTTTACTTGAGCCATCCGTAAAAATTGAGATTGAGATACAAAGCCAAGAGAAAAAAGGCGAAGCGTGTCCAGTTGCCACAGGTGACGTAGAAGTCAATCTTGAGTGTCGTCAGAAAGCCATCGACAAGGCGAACTATGGCCCAATGAATCCCAATGAGCCAAACATGGAATACTGGCGTGACATTTCTAAGGCTTGGAGAATCTCACCTGCACAGGCTAAAAAGTCTCGTTGCGGTAACTGCGCTGCCTTTATCCAAACCCCTAAGATGATTGCTTGCATTGAATCAGGCTTAGAGATGAACGGCACAGAGATGGATGCTTGGGAAGTCATTGATGCTGGCGACTTAGGTTACTGCGAAGTTTTTGATTTTAAGTGTGCTTCCAAGAGGACTTGTGAGGCATGGATTAGTGGTGGGCCAATAACCGAGGAGAAAGACAATGGGAACAACGAATCAACAGGCTCTGGAGATGATGCAGAAACTTATGCAGAAGAAGACTAAGCCCATGCCCGAGCGTGGTGAGCGTACTGCAAAAAACAAAGCAAAGAAGCCAAAAAAATGAAAATGACAAAAGCTGGTCAAAAAAAGGTTGGCAAAGTAATGGGTGAGTACAAAGAAGGTACTCTGCACTCTGGCAAAGGTGGGAAAGTAGTTTCCAACCCTAAACAGGCGGTTGCCATAGCCCTTAGTTCTGCTAAAAAAGTAATGAAGAAAAAAGGTAAGTGATATACTAAATCTACTCGTTGTGAGTAGATACTAACTTGACCAACCCTAGAGGAGTCAAACAAAATGATTGAAAAACAATCAAACATTTCATATCGTGGTGGCGCACGAGAAGGCGCAGGAAGACCAAAAGGAAGTCTTGACAAGGGCAATGCTGTTCTTAGAGAGATGATACTGAAGGCACTAGAGGGCGCAGGTGGCGTTGCTTATCTCGTAGAGAAGGCAGAAAGCCATCCACAGGCTTTCATGGGGCTAATCGGTAGGGTCTTACCACTCCAAGTAACTGGAGAAGAAGGTAAAGACATTCAGATAAGCGTCCAATGGCAGAAGTAATTGAGATAGCCTACAAACCCAGAGAACAACAACTTGCTATCCATGACTTGATGGACAGTAAGCGTTTTGGCGTTGTTGTTGCTCATAGGCGAATGGGTAAGACAGTCTCTGCGATTAACCACTTAATCAAGGATGCTTTGCTCAACCAAAAGGAAGCCCCTAGATACGCCTACATAGCCCCTACATACGGACAAGCTAAGAGGGTGGCATGGGACTACCTTGTGAAGTATGCAGAGCCTCTGGGTGGCACTAGCAATATCTCAGAACTTAGGGTGGACTTCTGGGGTAGGCGCATCCAGTTGTTTGGCTCAGACAACCCAGAGACGCTTCGAGGTCAATACTTTGATGGAGTAATCCTAGACGAGATTGGTGACCAGAATCCTAAGATATGGACAGACATTGTTAGACCTGCACTAGCTGACAGGAAGGGATGGTGTCTTTTTATTGGTACGCCAAAAGGACACAACCACTTCAAAGAGTTGCGAGACAGGGCTAAAACAGAGGATGGATGGGGCTTGCTAGAGTTCAAAGCCTCAGAGACAGGGGTGGTGGATGACACAGAACTAAAGGCTGCTAAGAATGAGATGGGGGAAGATAAGTACCGCCAAGAGTTTGAATGTAGCTTTGACGCTGCCGTAGAGGGTTCTTACTTTGGACAAATCCTAAACGAGTTAGAAGAAAAGAAGCATATGCAGGAGATACCCAGAGAGGAACTGAGCCGTACGTTTACTGCTTGGGACTTGGGAATGGGTGACTCTACGTCTATCTGGGTTGCTCAGTTGGTGGGTACTGAGGTGCGTTTGCTTGACTATTACGAGAATCACGGAGTAGGACTAGACCACTACGTTAAGTGGATTAAGGACAACGACTATCTCAAAGCAGAGCATATCTTGCCCCATGACGTTAGGGTCAGGGAACTTGGCACAGGTAAGAGCCGAATGGAGATGCTTGAGGAATCAGGACTAGAGGTCAAGATTGCTCCCAGAATGGGACTAGATGATGGCATCCAAGCGGTAAGAAGGTTGCTGCCAAGGTGTTGGTTCAACGTGCCAAAGGTGCAGATAGGACTGAACTGTCTGAGAAACTACCGCAGAGACTACGATGAGAAGCGTAAGATATTCTATGAAAGACCATTGCATGATTGGTCAAGTCATGGCTCTGACTCTTTCCGCTACTTAGCCCTTGGATTGGATGAAGGACATTCAACGTGGTCTAAACCGATTAACTCAGCACCGAAATGGATTGTGTAATGTATATTGAGAAACAAGGGGTGAATCTAGCCCCTAAAGTAAAAGAACTTGAAATGCGTCTTGAAATGTTGGAAAATGTGGTAAAAGCATTACAATTGGATAAACCCCGAATGGGTCGCCCTCCAAAGGACAAGCATGGAACAGAACGAACTGAAGTCAATACTACAGGCAGAGATTGATGACGCTATTGGCTTCATTGAAAGCGAAACTGTTGAACAGCGCAAACAGGCTTTGGAGGCTTATCTACGACAGCCCTATGGTAATGAAGTTGAGGGTAAGTCTCAAATCGTTACTGGAGAAGTGGCAGAAGCGATAGATGGTGCGCTGCCTAGCCTAGTCCGTATCTTCACAGGCTCAGACAATATCGTAGTCTTTGAGCCACAAGGCCCAAGAGATGAAGCCTCTGCCAAGCAAGCTACAGACTACTGCAACTGGGTTTTTACTCGTGATAACGAAGGCGTAGCCATTCTGCATGATTGGTTTAAAGATGCACTCTTACAGAAGAACGGCATCTTAAAAGCATATTGGGAAGATAAAGAAGACATTACCAAAGAGCGTTACTTTGACTTGTCTAACGATGAGTTAGCAATGCTGATGAGTGATGAGACTATGGAGATTGTCGAGCAAGATACGACAGAGTTCCCAATATTTGACCCGATGGGTATGCCAGTTGTTGACCCTATGGGTATGCCTGTGATGGGTGCAACTACAAATGTTGTGGTGCAACAAAAGAAAAAGTCAGGCAAGGTAACGATTGAGAACGTACCCCCAGAGGAGTTCTTGATTAGCAAGAAGGCTAGAACTATTGCTGATTCGCCTTTTGTAGCCCACAGGCAGATGTTAACTCGTAGCACTTTGATGGCTATGGGTTTTAACAAGAAGCAGGTAGAAGGCTTGCAGATGGGTGATGCTTTAGCGTACACACCAGAGCGTGTGGCTCGTTACGCAGCAGGTGAGCAACCTTACCAAACTCAGACAGATGACCCTGCAATGCAAGAGATTGAAGTCTTTGAGTGTTATGTCAAAACTGATATAGATGGCAAAGGCATTGCTACACTGGTTCAAGTGTTCTACGCTTCTAATGAAATCTTAGAGGATGCCAAGGGTAAGGAAATGGTTGAGGAAGTTGACTATGTTCCTTTCCACTCAATCTGTCCTATTCCAATTCCGCACAAGTTCTTTGGTAACTCGTTGGCTGACAGAACAGTTGACCTACAGTTAATCAAGACTACTATCACTCGTCAGATGTTGGATAACTTATATCTGACAAACAATGCTCGTGTTATTGCTGTGGAAGGTCAAGTAAACCTTGATGACTTGCTTACATCTACAGCAGGTGGTGTTATTCGTGCCAAGTCGCCTAATGCTGTCCAACAGTTAGTTGTTCAGAACGTGGCTTCTCAGGCTTTCCCAATGCTTCAGTATCTGGACACAATTCAGTCTAAGCGTACAGGCGTGTCTGATGCCTCACAAGGGTTAGACCCCTCTGTCTTACAGAATGTTACGGCAGCAGCGGTAGCTTCTATGCAACAAGCTGGCGCAGGTAAGATTGAGTTAATGGCTCGTATCTTTGCTGAGACAGGCGTAAAGTCTTTGTTCAAAGGCATACTACACCTACTCTGTAAGTATCAGGACAAGGCTCGTCTGGTGCGTATGAGAGGAGAATTCGTAGAGTTTGACCCTCGTACATGGGCTAACCAATACGATGTGTCTATTAACGTAGGTTTAGGTGCAGGTAACAGACAAGAGCAAATGGCTATGTTGTCTATGGTTCTTGCTAAACAAGAGCAGTTGATTGCTCAGTACGGCCCTGCTAACCCTTACGTTTCACCTGCTCAGTATCGTGGCACATTGGGACGCATGGTAGAGATTGCAGGGTTTAAGGATAGTGCTGAGTTTTACAAGGCTATTACGCCAGAGCAAGACCAGATGCTTTCTAATCCTCCTCCACAAGAGCAGCAGATGCCGCCAGAGATACAGGCATTGATGGCTAAAACTCAAGCTGAGATACAAGCTAACCAAGCAAAAGCACAAGCTGACTTGCAGATGCAACAACAGCAGATGCAGATTGATATGCAGATGGCACAACAAAAGGCTGGTCTTGAGATGCAATTGATGCGTGAGAAGGAAATGGCTAAGTTGCAATTAGAGCGTGAGAAACAACAGGCTTACTTTGCGCTGAAGCAACAAGAGTTTGAAGCAGAAGCCCAGTTGAAAGCAATGAAGATTGGTGCTGGTATTACATCTAACGTAGAAATCAGGGGTTAATAATGGCTTTTACACCTCAACAGATTAGAGAATACATTGCCCTTGTTAATAATGACCCGCTAAAAATAGCAGAAGCTGCTGCAAAGTTTAATATAAGCATAGACCAGATTGCTGATGCAACTGGTTCTGACGTAGGAGCTATGTCAAACTTTATTCAAACTGGTATGCAAAATGCTGGAATAAATGTTTATTTTAGTGGTGGTTTGCAGCAAACTGAATCTGGCTCGTATTCAGAACCATTAGTAATTAGTAGCTTTAGTAAACCTGTTGAGGGTAGCAAGCAGAAATATGAAGCCTTTGATACAAATATGCAATCAAGAGGCATTATTGACAATGGTAGTCTAACTCAGCAAATTCTTAGTGATTTAGGGCCAGTAATTTCTGCTGTAGTTCCATTTGCAGGTGCAGAATTAGCTTCAATGTTGGGAGTTTCTGCTGCTACTGGTACAGCTTTAGTTAACGCTGGATTGCAAGTCGCACAAGGTGCAGATGGCGCAAGCGTTATAAAAGGCTTGGCAATGTCTCAAGTCTCGCAAACAGTTTCTTCTACTGTTGCATCAGAATTAAGAAGTCTATCTTCTGACCCACTAACTTCAAAACTTATTACCAATATTGGAACATCTGTAGTTAACGATGTTTTAACAGGCAATAAAGCAAACATTGGTAATAGTGTTTTGGGTTCTGTTGTTGGCACAGTTGTTGGAAGCCAAACAGGAAGTAATGCTGCTGGAGCAGCCGCAGCTACATTAGCTGTTACTGGAAATGCTCAAGCCGCTGCTATGGCTTACGTTGGTGCAAGTGGTGCAAGCCAACAACAAGCAAACCAAGTTGTTAATCAGCTACAACAGTCTGGTTTAGTTGATTCAACAGCAGGAAGCAAACTTGCTGAAAGAACTGGCTCAAGTATCACAACAGATGGAAATATTACTCAGTTACCAGCAGGCAATGGTCTGTTAGACACTAACTTTACTGCATCTACGTTTAATGCTAACCAAGATGAGTTTGGTGACTTGGCTGGCGCACAGGCTCGTGCTGCTGCCAATACAACCCCTGCATCGTTTAATGATACCTTTGCAGCTAATCGTTTGGCGTTTGGCCCTAATACTACATTTACTTGGACTAATCCTGCAACGGGCGTAACAGGTACATACACGACAGCTATAGCATCTACCCCTGCGGTAGTTGCTAGTGAAAACCAAAGTCCTGCCGAAACACAGCGTTTGCTTAATCAAAGTAGTTCTTTGTTAGCCGCTAATGCGTCAAACCAAAGCCCAGCAGAGACTGCTAGATTGGCAGCGCAAAACAAAGCTGCTTTTTTAAACACAACAGCCGCTAATGTATATGGTAGTGGTGATTATTCGACTGATATAGGTGGAACTGATGTACTTGGTAACATTACGGGTACAGGGTTACTTGGCAATGACCTAGTTATAGAGTCACCAGCAGAAACACAAAGATTGTTGGCGCAAAACTTATTACTTGCTAATGCAAACCAAACTGAAACACCAGCAGAATCTAAGCGGTTATTTGAGCAAAACAATGCTCTAGGAACTGCTAAAGCCACTCAAGATGCTAATGCCGCAATTGCTGCCATTCAAAGCGTCCTTGGTGAAGATAACCAACTATCTGCAACAGTCCAACAAGGCTTGGCAAATATTTACCAATCATCTGGTAGCACTTTAGAATATCTTGGTGGGTCAGCATCTGCGTTGGGTTTAACTTCTCCTGTTAACGCTTTAACTAATGCGGGACAAACTGTTAGTCGAGTAGGTGATGCTTTAGTAACTGCTGATGTAAACGAAGCTAACAACAATGTTATCGGTGCTGTATTAAATGCAAAGGGTTTGGATGGAAAAATTTGGGCTGGTGCAAAAGCCTTAATAGAAAACCCTCTTGCTTTAAATATTGTTGCTGTTGAAGGATTACAAGAGGGATTGCCACTCCTAGCTGCCGCAAAAATGATTAGGTTTGCGGGATTAGCGGCTGCTGCTGGTGTGGATGTTGGTTTAAATGTTGCAGAATCTGGTGGTGCTGCATACAACGAAACATTGCGTGATGGCTTGGCCTCTAATTTAACAATGTCAGAGGCTTCTAAAAATGCTCAAATTGCTGCGGGGGCTGCTGCTGCCGCAACTTTGGTTACTGGTGGAGTTGCAGATACTGCATTAGTGCAAAAGCTAGGTACTGCACTTAATAAAGCCATTACTAAATCTGGCTCTACTTTTACAACAGAGGCCGTTGGAGAGGGAACAGAAGTTTTACTGGCTACCGCTGGAACAAACTTAATGTTAGGCCAGCCTACTGATTTAAATAGACTTGTATCTCAAATAGTTATTGAAGGTGCTATTGGAGGTAAAACTTCATCGGCAGTAGATATATCTACAGTGCAATCAAGTTTGGCGCAAGTAAACCAAAACCTAACAAATGAACTTAAAAAAGTTGGATTGTCTTCAACAGATGGCTCAAACGTAGTTACGTCATTGGTTAATAATTCTACAGGTGCTTATGTTGTGCCAACCAATGCAGTAAGTAATCTTACAAGCGATGGTGCAACGTATGCTGCTAACAATCAAGGAATGGATGCTTATTATAAAAGCATCAATGATTTCCTTGCTACAAATCCAACTGCACAACAAATAGCAAATGCAAAAGCTGAGTTTGATGTAAGTGATGCCGATATTACCGCAGCGCAAAACTTTGCAGCATCAAATGTTACTGGTGGAAATGTCGTAAACGCAAATGTTACAGGCGGGTCAGATGTTACAGGTATTGATGCTCTTTTAAACAAATTAACTGGTGGCAAGACAACTACTACAAATGGCACAGGCGTTGTTCTGGCTACAGACACTGCAAACAATACTGCACTGGTGCTAAATGCAGCAGGAAACATTCAAGTAGTTGATACAAGTGCAAATGTAACTTCTGCTCCCAATACTAACCTTACTACAAATGTAGCTACAAATAACGTATCTACAAATAACGTAGTTGGTGGTGGTGCAAATACTGATGCTATGGCTAAAGTTTTATTTGACTTAAACTCCGCTGCCTTGGCAAAAACAGCCGCAGACAAAGCTACAGCAGATAGTATTGCAGCCGATGCAGTAATTGCAGCTAACATAGCCGCAGACAATAAAGCATTTGCTGAAAGGGCTGCCGCAGCCAAAGCTGAATTAGATGCAAAAATTAAGAAAGTAGCTGATGAAAATGCAGCCGCAGCAATCAAAAATGAAGCCGCTAAAGCAGCCGCTGCTAAATCTGAAGCCGAAGCAAAAGCCGCTGCCGATGCTGTGACTGCTGCTGCCGCAACTGCAAAAGCCGCTGCTGACGCTAAAGTAATTGCAGATGCTAAAGCTGTTGCAGATGCCCAAGCTGCGGCTATAGTAGCTGCCAATGCCAAAGCAGTTGCAGACGCTGCCGCTGCAAAGGCCGCTGCTGATGCAAAAACATTGGCTGACGCACAAGCTGCTGCTAAAGCCGCTACTGAGGCTAATGCAAAAGCCGCTGCTGATGCTGCTGTTAAGGCTGCTACTGAGGCTGCTGCTAAATCTGCTGCTGACGCTAAAGCTACTGCTGATGCAAAAATAGCTTCTGATGCTGCTGCTGCTACCGCTTTAGCTAAGTCTGAAGCAGATGCAAAGGTTCTAGCAGACGCTGCTACTAAAGCTATAGCAGATGCCAAGGTTTTAGCAGATGCAAAAGTTCTAGCAGATGCCAAGGCTGCTGCTGACGCACAAGTGTTGGCTGACGCAAAAGTTTTAGCAGACGCTAAAGTGTTGGCAGATGCAAAAGTTTTGGCTGACGCAAAAGTTCTAGCAGATGCTGCAATCAATGCACAAATTAACACCAACCCTAACGTTAATACAAATCCTAACGTAAACACTAACCCTAACGTTAATACCAACCCTAATGTTAATGTAAACCCTAACGTAAACGTTAACCCAAATGTAAACGTCAACCCTAACGTCAATGTTAATCCTAATGTTCTTACAAACCCTAAAACTATAGTAACAACACCGCAACCTGCTGTTAAAGACCCATTAAGTATTAACGATTTAATTAGTCAGATTAACGGAGAAATACCTGTATCTCTAAATCCTCCATTGCCCCCTCCTACTCCTCCTGTTATTACTACAACGTCTTTGTTGCCACCAGTAGTAACACCACCACCAGTATTCCCGCCAATATTGCCACCAGTAGTTCCTCCAGTTGTGCCACCAGTATCAACAACATCAGTACCGCCAACAATAAGAGTACCGCCAGTAATGCCACCAATGACACCTAGACCTGTCATGCCAACTACTCAATGGGGTAGTCCTGCTCCTTATGGGCCATTCGTTCCATCAGCACCAATTGATTTTGGTAATAGACAATTATTTGTTGGCACACAATTCGATAAATTCTTAGACCCTAACTATGGAAAAGTACCCGAACCTGTCCAATACTCACAGCCATCGAACCTAAGTTATAACGATTTGATGAGCATTTTGGGTGGCGCACGAGGTATGCCTTCTGCAAGTAGCCTATCTATCAACGATATTATTTCTGGAATACAAAACCAATATGGACAAGTACCTGTTAGCACAGTGGGCCAAAAATCTACTAAATGATGATTTTTTCAAAGAAGTCATAGATAACTTGAAAAAAGAACAGATTAGTGTGATAATTAACACAAGTGCAGAAGAATGTGATAGGCGTGAGGATGCTTATCGGCACATTAAGACTATTGAACTAATTACAGGACACCTAGAAGGCATGGCCTCGGAAACTGTAATTAAAGAGAAGAAATGGAAGATTCTGTAGCCTTTAAGCTACCCTCCGTCCAGAAGGTTTCTGGCGATTATTGAGATGACAAATGGAAAACACCAACCCACAAGGGAGTGAAAGCCTAGATGTAAACCAAGCCGCTTCAGCGTTTGAGGGCATGATGGGTGAATCTGAGGAAGCCGAACAAGGCCAATCCGAAGGTCAACCAGAGTACCAGCAAGAGACTGATGAAGTTGAGTATGAGGAAGAACCAAAGCCTAGATATAAAGTCAAGGCATCTGGTGAGGAAGTCGAAGTAGAACTAGACGAACTCATTAAAGGTTATCAACAAGGTACGGATTACACTAAAAAATCTCAGGCTTTAGCTGAACAACGTAAAGCAATTGAAGCTGAACGTGGACACTTAGAGCAAGTTAAACAAGAGCGACAGGCATACGCCCAGAAGTTGCAAGCGTTGGATAGCTTCCTTACGCAGCAAAATCGGGGTGTGGACTTAGATGTTCTAAGGGAAACAGACCCTATCGGTTATGCGGTAGAGGTAGCTGAACAGAGTCAGCGTGAGAAACAGTTAGCAGTAGTCAGGAATGAACAGCAACGCATTGCCCAACAGCAACAAGCCGAGCAACAGGCCACTCTGCAAAACCATCTCCGTCAAGAATCTGAAAAGCTAGTGAGTCTAATTCCTGAGTTAGCTACACCACAGGGTGATGCGGTTCGGAAGCAAATCCGTGACTATGCGAAGTCTGTAGGGTGGACTGACCAAGAACTCAGTTCTGTGTATGACAGTCGTGCTGTGCAAACCTTGTATAAGGCAATGAAGTATGAGCAACTTCAAAAGAGCAAACCCGAGTTGAATAAAAAACTTGTGGCTGCTCCTAAGATGATGCGTTCTGGTACTTCAGTTCCCCAAGCTAGGTCTTCACAAGATAAACAGGTTATGCAAAGGTTGCGTGAAACTGGAAAAGTTACTGACGCTGCCAGAGCATTTGAACGATTTTTATAAATTTTGGAGTATTAAATTATGGCTACCTATCAAACATATACCGCAATCGGTATGCGTGAAGACCTCTCAGATGTTATCTACTCGATTTCACCTACAGACACACCTTTCATGTCTTCTATTGGCAAGACTAAAGCTACTGCTGTTTTGCATGAGTGGCAGACTGACTCGTTGGCTGCCGCCAGCTTGTCAAACTTTACAGTTGAGGGTGCAACAGCATCTGACGCTACTATGTCTCCTACCACTCGTATTGGTAACCGCACTCAGATTGCACAGAAAACTATCAAGATTTCTGGCACTTTGCAGTCAGTTGACAAAGCAGGCCGTAAGTCTGAAAAGGCTTATCAGTTGGCTAAAGCATCTAGCGAAATCAAGCGTGACATGGAGACTTCATTGTTGAGCAACCAAATTGCTGCCAATGGTGATTCTTCTACTGCTCGTAAATTGGGTGGTCTGCAAGCATGGTTGGCTACAAATGGTGACTTTGGTACGAATGGTGTTGCTGGTTCTTTAGGCACAACTGCTCGTGTTAATGGCACAAACCGCACTTTCACAGAGGCAATTTTGCAAACTGTTGTTAAAGAAGTGTATGCCTCTGGTGGTAATCCTAAAGTGTTGATGGTCAACCCTGCTCACAAGCAGTTGGTTTCTGCTTTCACTGGTATTGCTGCACAGCGTTTCATGGCCCCAAGCAATGCGCCTACAACTATCATCAGCGCGGCAGACGTTTATTTGAGCGATTTCGGTGCAATCTCAATTGTTCCCAACCGCTTTATGACTTCTACTAACTCATGTGATGAAGTTGCATTTGTGCTTGACCCCGACATGGCTGCTGTAGCTTATCTGCGTCCCTTCCAGACCAATGAGTTGGCTGTTACTGGTGACAACGAATCTACACAGTTGTTGGCTGAGTACACATTGGAAGTTCGTAACGAAGCTGCACACGGCATCATTGCCGACATTACTCCTTAATCTGGTGTAACTCCAAAGATGCCTCAGACTTAAACCTCTGGGGCATTTTCTTTTCTACTCAAACTGATAGAATTAGGCTATGCAAAATCCTAACAACTTTAGACAAACTGCTGTTCATGCTGATGGTGAGGGCGGTATTATTATTCAGACTCGTCAAGATGTGTCTGACATTGTTGAGCAGAATAAAAAAGAGTACAACTCGTATGACGAAAGAGCAAGATGGTCTGACCAATTGTTTGGTAATAAGGTTGCGTCTATTCCTTTGACAGTCATTGATGACTTGAACAAAGTTGGAATTATGCGTGGCTATGCTGTTGTTGATGAGAAGCGTTTTGCTGCTTGGTTAAATGACCCAATGAATCGTGCATGGCGCACCAGAACAGGAGTTGTATGAGTTTTACTACCTATGCTGAACTACAGACAACTATTGCAGAATACTTGGCTCGTACAGACCTAACTACTCAGATTCCAGACTTTATCCGTTTAGCAGAAGTTCGCTTGCGTAGAGACTTGCGTATTCGCCAGATGTTGACCTCTACAACATTGACCTGCGTATCAGGTACAGCGACAGTTACTATCCCATCTGACTTCTTGGAAGTAAAAGATTTTGTAGTTACAGGTAACCCTGTTAGACCATTGAACTACGAATCTCCGTCTTTGTTCTCTCGTAACTCAAGAAGCATGGACGCAGGTAAGCCATTGGATTACACAGTATTGGCAACGACATTTAAGTTAGCACCTATTCCTGATAGCAACTACACATTGACTCTTGTTTACTCTGCTGCGCCAGCGTTTCTTAGTGTTTCAAACACAAGCAATGCTTTCTTGGTAACTTGTCCTGACTTGCTTTTGTATGCTGCTTTGCTTGAGGCAGAGCCTTACCTAATGAACGATGCTCGAATCAATACATGGGGAACTATGTTTGATAGGGCTATGAGTTCTTTGACTCGTTCTGACGAAAAGGGTCAATTCTCTGGCGTTCCAATAGCAATGCGGAATACATACATCTGATATGCCTACACAAAGAATACAACTCGGTGAGTGGATGCCTGACCAATCAGGTATCACTGGTGTACTAACTGACGCTAAGAACGTAGTTTCTCAAGCCGTGGGTTACGGGCCATTCCCAAGTGCTGTGGCTTTTTCTGGTACTGCTGCTGAAGAATTGGTTACGCTATACGCTGCCAAGAATCCAGACTCTACGACTCAGTTGTTTACTGCTGGTGCTACTAGGATTTATACAGTAGATGGCGTAGGCGCATTGACTCAAGTTAAGTCAGGAATGACTACTGGCATTAACGACAAGGTTAGATTTACTCAGTTTGGCAAGACTGTTATCACAACAAACAATGCTGACGTACTCCAAGCATGGACGCTAGGAACATCTACATCGTTTGCCAATTTAAGTGCATCTGCACCTATTGCTAAATACATTACTGTTGTTCGTGATTTTGTAGTTTGCGCTAATACATTAGAAACGACACAACAGCAGTATCGTGTTAGATGGTCTGCAATCAATGATGAAACAGATTGGACAGAGAACGTAAACACTCAGTCTGATTATCAGGACATTCCTGATGGTGGACAGATTGTAGGAATCCGTGGTGGTGAGTTTGGCTTGGTGTTCTTAGAAAGAGCCATTAGTCGAATGACCTATGTGGGGACTCCATTCATATTCCAATTTGACAATATCTCTCGTAACAAGGGATGTATGGTAGCTGGCTCTATTGCTCAGTACCAAGGCATAACATTCTTCCTATCGGATGATGGATTCTACTTATGTGATGGTCAGACTGTTCAACCGATTGGTAGTGAGAAGGTTGATAGATTCTTTATTGATGACGCATCAGAATCTGACTATGGTTCTATGTCTGCTGCTGTTGACCCTATTCGCAAACTTGTGATTTGGAACTATGTAGATACAAATGGAAATCGTAAACTAATCATTTATAACTTTGCCACTAAGAAGTGGACTTATGCAGATGCGGGTACAGACTACTTGTCTGAAGCCTCAACAGCATCTGTAACTTTAGAGCAACTGGATAGCATCTCAGCCTCTATTGACGCATTGACTACAAGTCTTGACTCTCGTTTATATGTAGGTGGAAAGTATTTCCTTGGTGGTACTTTAAGCACAAAAGTTTTTACATACACAGGTCAACCTCTTACAGGAAGAATTGCTACTGGAGACATAGACCTTGGTGGGCCATCAGTAGTAACTTTGGCTAGACCACAAGTAGATAATGGCTCTGCAACGATTGCTGTAGCTTCCAGAAAGCTACTAAGTGAGCAGGTTAATTATGGTACTGCTGTTGCTGCCGACTCAGAGAACAGAGTTTCTTTGCGTAGTGCTGGTAGATACCACAGACTTCAGTTAGTTCCTACTGGTGCTGATTGGATTAACGCTGTGGCTATTGATGTTGACGTAGCTGGTCAGGGTGTTCGATGACAATTCAGTTTAGAACACTTCCTGCATTTGGTGCTGACCAAAGGTCTGTTGCTGAGATTGTCAACAACATAATGAACGGCAAGACCAATAACACAGGAACTTTGACTCTGGCAACTGGTGGGGCTTTAACTACCACTTTGACAGACAGAAGGATTGGCCCAGACAGCGTGATTGTCTTTGTCCCTGCCTCTGCTGCTGCTTTTGCTGACTACTCTCCTTATGGTGCTTTTCAAGACGGAACAGACCAGACTGTAGCTAATACAACGACTGCCTATCCTATTACCTTTGATACAACCGATTACTCTAATGGGGTTACTTTATCAAATAGTTCTAGGTTAAATGTAAAAGCAGCAGGGTTATATAACATACAGTTTTCTATCCAACTAAAAAACACAACAAACGACTCGCAAGATGCTGATATTTGGTTTAGAAAGAATGGAACAGATATAACTGGCTCAAATAGTAGATTTGGTTTAGCGCAGAGAAAAGCATCAGGTGACCCATATCACTTGATTGGGGCAATGAATTTCTTTGTAGATTTAGCGGCTAATGACTATATCCAGTTGATGTGGAGAGCGTCAGATACTGGTGTAATTATTGAGCATTACGTTGCTGGAACAAGCCCTACAAGACCAGCTACGCCATCTGTGATAGCGACTGTTAACTTAGTGTCACTCGCTGCCTCAACTAACATTTACGCTAGTTCCCAAGGACAGGGTACGGCTACGATTACCCACTTTGCAAATTCGACTGCTAATAAGACATATCGGTATGCAATTATTGGTTGATTTTAATAATTTATGTATAATGGATTCCGTGGATGACCCATCTTGGA